GGAGAGATCTAGCGCAGGAAATCCAAACAATGACAATTATGGAATTGATTATGTTGCTTTCACTTATGAAGAGACTGAAACTCAAATTGTGACATATCCGTCTGGACAGGTTGATCTTGGTGTTGAGTTTATCACTGAGCGTATTGAACCACAAGGAGATCCAATTAACTCTGCTGGTATAGATGTTAATGAGGGCACATTTACTTTATCATCTGCAGTTAAGTTAAATGTTGACTTTGCATTGCAACCAGAGATTGACATTCCGCTTCTAACACGCTATCATCTAGTGAAGTATATGATTAGGGCTTTTTAATGCTATTGGCAAATGACAGTGGTGTAATCATTGATCCTGATAGAATTCAGGGAAAGTTTGAAGATTTTATTGGTGTTTACAGAAGGTTTGTTCACCATGAAATTTGTTCACAAATTGTGGAGAACTTTGAGAAATATCTAGAGCTCAATCCTGAGTATGGTCAATATGGTGTTAATCAGATGCCAGAGAAAAAACTAGCACGTCATGATGTTAGCATGATGTATGATGACTTTGATATTGGTTTATCTGCACATTTTTACAAGTATTTGAATGCTGCATTTGAAAACTATAAACAAGAATATGATCATATTAGCAGAGTTAAACTAGGATCTCTTGGATTAAAGGTGCAAAAGACACCCCCTGGTGGTGGATATCATACATGGCACTATGAAAACTCTAACTTTAAAGCAGCAAACAGAGAATTGGCATGGATGGTATATCTAAATGACATGCCAGATGGTGAAGCAGAGACAGAGTTCTTGTATCAAAAGAAACGATATAAACCACAGACAGGTACATTGCTGATTTGGCCAGCAGGAATGACACATGTTCATCGTGGGAACACTGTCTTCACCCATGATAAATATATTGCGACAGGCTGGTTCACAAAACTCCCCTAAACTAATGGCAGACATCCGTGTAGTAGTGCAAGTCAATGCACTAGAAAGATTGATTATCGTTGATGGTAAGACAGAATTTATTGGTGAGGATTATTGGAATGAAAATATCCAAAACATCTTATATCCATTTTGGACATCTGATCTAGACCGTTTGATTCACTTGAATTACTTCAGTGATGGATCATATGGTATTGAGAAGAAAAAGTATGTATATGATCGTGCCACTAAAGAAAGAAAGTGGAAGACATATCAATGGAGAGAACCAACTAATGAAGAAGTAGGAGAAATCGCAGAGAGACTTAAAGAGAAATACTTTGAGTATCAAGATACTGAACAAGAAGTTATCCAAGAAAAACTATACAATGAGTATGGTAGATGGAATAAAGTTTCTTGGGAAGGTATTAGAATGATTAGAAACTTCCTCCTTTCTGATTGTGACTGGACACAGATGCCTGATGCTGCTATTGATGCTGATCTCAAAGCAAAATGGACTGCATATAGAGCTAAGTTGAGACAGTTACCACAAGATTATGATGGTCAGGATGCTGATGATGTAAAATTCCCAATGAATCCTGTAATGTATGCTAGATTTGTTGCACAAGTAAATGCAGATGGTAATAAACCAAATGAAGATAAAGAGTATCTAGCAACAGATGATCAGTTTGGTGCATTTACTGCATCAACATATGGTGAATATGCAAAGAGAATTGTCATGACAATTGCATCTAACTATAAGATCAAAGATCCTGACGTTATCTTTAAACCTGCTAACTTCTCTGCTCCATATGCAGTACCAGAGGATGAACTAGAAGCACTGTTACAAGCAATTACAGAAAATAACGTTTAATTATGGAAGACAAACTTAATATTCTCATTCTCACTTTGGTAAGTGGGGAAGAGGTGATCGCTAATGTAAAAGATCATGTAGAAGAAATTGATGGTGTAAAGCAAAAGATATGCTATAATATCGTGTATCCTTTCACTATGGTAAAGGATGGTCCTCCACGAGATAACAATATTCGTGTCAACTTTTTACCATGGAAATATTTTTCATCTGACACATCATTTCTTCTTGGATTTGATAAAGTCATTAATATGTGTACTCCATTGCCCAACGTTGTAGACACATATAAAACAGCGGTAGATGAATTTATTAAAAAAATGGCAGAGGCTCACAAATGATATATGAATATGATTTCCTTGACAAAAATCAATTAAGACAATTTCAAAGTTTATTTGATTCTGGTAAGTTTGTTGATGGTGCAAAGACTGGACCAAAAGACAAACAATACAAAGATAATAGTCAGCAAGATGACTATGAAATCAACAAGATGGTCAATGTTGCCATATCCAAATTGCTTAGAGATAGTGGACTAAAACATCTTCATAATCTTAACAAGTGCTCTCCCTGTTTACTGTTAAAGTATGAAGAAGGTCAGCACTATGCTGATCACATTGATTATTATGAGATGTGGGGTTGTAGAACTGATTTTACTGCTGTTATTAACTTGAATGATGATTATGAGGGTGGAGAGCATTATTTCAAGATAGGAACAGAAGTTATTAAAAGGAATTTAGAACCAGGAAAACTGTTGTTTTATTCAACTGAGTTTGTTCATGGTGTTACACCTGTTACATCTGGTGTAAGAAAGTGTGTTACTTTTTGGATGGAGAGCTCAATTCATGATCAGATGATGAGATACCATATCACAGAACTTAATCACTTATATAAAAAAATTCATGAGAAGTTAAGTAAAGAAGAAACAACTAAACTTGACGAGATTCGTATGGGTATTACTAAAAGAGCGGCAACATTGAGAAATTGACATGGCATTATTATCTGATATCAAATCTTGGGATACTATTCTAACAAGAGATGAGATGAATGAGATTGACAAAATTGTCAGTCGTCCTAGGTGGCAATTTGGTGCTACTAGTCATCCAGCAGCACCACATAAAAAGTTTTGGAAGATGGATGTCAAAGGAACAGCAATGTTTGACACTATTATTCCCGAGAAGATTGAAATCCTTGCTCCTTTTAAATTTGAGATCCTTGATTATTATGTCAATGGTCACACACGCGGACTAGATGGTTACATGCATACAGATGATGCAGATTATACATTTTTAGTATTCTGTAATCCTGTATGGGACCTTGTGTGGGGTGGTAAGACTATCTTTGTACAGGATGATGGTAGATTTGATGCTGTATTTCCTAAACCTGGGTCTGCAGTATTGTTTCCATCTAACATGTTACACTATGCTGAAGATGTTACTAGGGAGTTTTACAGTATTAGAGTTACAGCCGCATATAAATTAAAGAAAGTAGAGGATACAGATGCAGAACCTACAGACATTTGATAGTGCTAGAAATTGGGATGAGATTGAAGAAGCAGCTTCTAAGGTTTCTGGTGCTCTAGTATATTGGGAAAACCCAAGACTTGAAGCAGCAGATGATGCTGCTAAGTCCATTGTCATTGATTACTACAAACTTGATGAAGAAGTTCCAGCAGAACTTATTCTATTGATGGAGAGTAAGTATTATGGATATATTGAATTCAGAAGCGTAGAAGTTGCTGAAGATTTTGTAATGGATTACTTTCCTAGAAAGGATGAAGTAAATGATGACACATATTGGTATCAGTGTTTTGTTGTGAGACCAAATACTGTTATTGAATATGACAACAATGCCCTGAGACCTGGACTGAATCGCCCACAATGAATGTTGAACAAGCTTTTGGTATTCCAGTATTCTCACATACAATTGAGAACTGGAGTGAACATAAAAATGAACTTATTGCCATGCTTCACACTGAGGATGGTGACGGACATCAAACAGATTATTTTAAATATCATCAATTTGGTGAATTGCCACCATATGCAGAAAAGTTATTTGAAGTATTAAAACCAGCATTGGATGAATTCAATGACATTTATCCTCATGAATTCACAATTCATAATGTTTGGGGTCAACGTTACACGAGGGGTGGGTATCACCCACTACACAATCATGGAGCATTGGGATATAGTGCCATTGTGTATGCCAGTTTAGAAAGTGACCACCAACCAACGTCATTTTTCGCACCATACATTGACTTCATTGAGGGGGACGTGATAGAATATGTTCCTGAAGTCAATGAAGGAGACATCGTGTTCTTTCCATCTGCCTTAATGCATCAATGCAAGGCAGTACAATCTGACTCAGAACGTGTTGTTTTCTCTTTCAACATCAGAAATGCTTGAATTTTGTAATGGAGATCTAATGAAAGTTCCAACGCAGTACGAGTTGACACACTTGCAGCTGCAAGCAATGTTACGAGACAACGCTATTCCAGAAAGCGAACTAATGTATCTGGGTGATCGTGTTTATCCAGATGACTATCAGGCACACCCAGAGTATCATGGACAGGTAATGCCATGGTATCTTGTAGGTGGTGAGCATGAGGTGCCAGTGTGTGACATTGCATCAGTTGACCGTGTAGACGATGATGATTGTGTCCCTGAGAATGATGGGTGGGGACCACAATGAACAGGAAAGATTTGTTTGCATGTCCATTCTTCATTGATAAAATAGAACTTGATGACAGAGTGTATACTGCAATCAAAAATACACCCTGTAAAGGTGCCATGAGTTATGATGAAGATGTCTTAACTAGCAATTTTGATTTTCTTCATGAACCAGTGAATAATCTAGTTTCTGATGTTATGTCACAACTAGGTTTTCCAAACTATCATATCTTCACTAGTTGGATGACATATACAACTATGGGATATAGACATGGATTGGATCACATGCATTGCAATTCTTTTATGAGTGGAGTTCTTTATCTTACTGATAATGCATCACCTATCATATTCAGACACCCTAATCCGTGGAGATGGTCTTCTGGTGTTGATGATACAAATGATGGTATATTAAAATCTAATCAATATATCATGTCACCATTTAGAGGAGATATTGTGATATTCCCATCACATGTACATCATATGATACTACCACATCATGATGAAGAGCCTAGGTGTAGCATTGCATTCAATGTTGTTCCTGTAGGTAAATACGGTGCTAGAGACAGTACCATAAACACCTCTGTGCATCCCAACTGAATATAAAGAAATTATTAGGAAACGTGGATTTCCACACACAACCATCTAAAATACCTGAGTCAACGCTACAATTACATGGACTGGAACACAACCAAACACGAAAAACGCAAAGATGCCTTTTTCATCTTTTATGAGAGTGTGTTGAAACCAGATCATGAACTACGTCAAGATGCACATGATCAGCAATGCTATCATGAATTGCTAGAGTGGCGTGGTGAAATTATTGAATACCTTGATCGCCGTCGTAACGAGGAGTTTAATTCGTGACATCACCAATTCTTGGACCTGACAACACTTATGAAAAGCAACGCCAATGTCGTATGCAGGATGCTATTGACGATTACCTCCAAGATGACAAAGTATCGTCAAGACAAGCATATGAAGAGATGCTATCTTGCATCAATGATGTGATAGAATATCACGAGAAAGCATACTGTCGTGCTCGCGGTTTGTATGATCTAATGATGGGCAACCGTGAAGTTGATCCATTCATTGATGATCCAAAGCTTGTCAAGAAACTACAGTATGATAAAATACCACAGCGTTACTGATTCACCATGAACGAAGAAGATTTTAAATCAGCAGTGCAAAATATGCTGATGATGCAAAATAACAACGACAAAAACTTTCAGATCTTGCAGGCACAAATTGATAACCTGCAGAAGCAACTTAATGATCTAAACGATCTTAAGGAAATGTTCCGTCTCCCTAAACCAGAGAATAAGGATCGGAAGTATTTTGATGAAGTCAACTGATTTTGAGTTGCTACAACCTGTGAAATATGGGGAAATCACAGGTTATATCTCTTTCATTAGTGAGTATTACATCACTATTTGTTTCAAAGACATCCCACTCCCCAAGAGTGCTAACTCACGGTGGGGTCGTCATTATGTTAACATCGTTGTTTACCCTCAGTTTTATCATGAAGTACGCAGTTGTGTGGATGAAGTCAAAGAAGAAGGGATCCACATCCCGCCAACAAGCGATCTTCTACAATTTGGAAGATGCCGCTCTGTGGGAACAACACATCAACAAGACGCAGCATTGTCGCACTGACATCATTCCCATCTACGGTGATTCGTAATGCATTGTTATGTTGACCTGAAACTACCTGACAATATCTTAGAAGAGATTATCAAAGAACTTGATAATCCAATCTCAGGAGACTTTTGCGAAGCAATGGTTTACAACCCCAAGGGTGAGATACGTGCTGTTCCATCACGATCTACAAAGGTTAAACTATTAAAAGAACCAATGTGGGTTGGTGCTTTCTTTAGGCATTACTTGAACATGGTAAACGAAGAGCATTACAAGTTTAACTTGAGTCCTTGGTATCATGGTAATGCATTTCAGTATGCGTGTTATCGTGAAGGTGATCACTACTCATGGCATCGTGATCATGTTGAGTTAGACAAACCAGAAGAATACATTCGTAAACTATCATTCTCTGTATTGTTGAATGATGATTATGAAGGTGGAGATTTGGAATTAGCTTATCATACTGGCAATGGTATTGTTAGTGATGAACCTGAGTGTAAGATACACAAAGCACCAAAGAAACGAGGGCAGATGGTAATCTTTCCCTCTGATACCATTCATAGAGTGACACCAGTTACCAAGGGTCTGAGGAAGAGTATTGTTGGTTGGGTCATCGGTCCACCTTTTGTGTGACACTCCTCAAGCTGTCCACTATTGTGGCACAGCACCCCCAAACCGTGTATATTAAGAGAGTCAAAGCAAGGCACCCATGCAACTCTTCACCTCCGCCACCAAGATTGATTACTA